CCCAAAACTATTGATAAAACGACAAAAAGAGGGAAAACCCTCTGATTGTTTATTTAACGAGTAACTGACCTTCAACAACCATATCATACAAATGGTTAAAGGCTTGACTGATAGACTCAAGGATGGCTCCTAAGTCTTCTGGCGTCATCTCTTTATAATTCATAGAGAGGTGTTCAGCCAGTTGGTTGTGGTCTGAAATGAAAGTCATGAATGTGTCTTGATCATTAACTTTCCCTTGGGTACTTTTAGATAAAGAAACCACGCGCTGATGATTAGGTTCTTCAATTTCCTTAATTAATTCGTTTTCTTGAGCCATGTCATCAAGTTCGTCATCCGTCATATCCTCAGGTTGGTTGTAATAGTCCTTGAAGCTGTCACAGATACGCTTGAAGACTTTGCTTAACTTTCTGTCTTCAGCATATTTTAAGACTAACTGATTGGCATGACCACCTTGGTCATCATTGTGATAGGTGGCATCAATCACTGGTTGCTCATAGGTCCCAGTCATATAGCCTAAAATAGCATGACAAGCCACTTGTGCGGTGTCAAAGTCTTTAAACGTATAGTGGAATGTGAATGTCTTTGGTGTGTCTGAAAATGTTCTCATATTATTTCTCCTTTGTGATTGCTATAATGTCTGATAAATTGATAATGGCAGAAGGAGATGCTACCCAGTTTGGTTGTTCTCCAGATAAAAGATACTTGACCAACTCATTATAAAGGGTGCGGTCTCCTTCTATGGTGATGGTGTTCCCACCTCGGGTGTGTAATTTTAGTTTCATACCAGTTACCTGTACAAGACCAATAAAGAAGTTGTGGTACTCATTTCTTCATAATTGCCATAAGTTGCTTCTGAAAATTTGATGTCTATCACAGATACTGATAGGGTAAATTGATTGACCCGATATTCAAAATCATCTAAAGATTCATTGTGTTTTTGATAAAATAGTTTGATTTTCAATTTTTTTAGCTCCTTTTCTTTAATTTGTTACCTTCTAGGTAACATAGCTCCGCCATACTGCCACAAGGGGTTAGACCGCTTTGTTACCATGTTGACCTTCTTTCTAACTCCTTACCCTTATATATAAATACTGCTTTTTTCCTATATAGAGAGTTAAAAAGAAGGTAACAAGGTCAACATAACAGCTATAAAGCTATATATATCAAGGGTCTAGGTGCGTTACCTTCTTTCTAAACAAGGTAACAAGAAGGGCAACAATGTTTGTAAAATCCTAGTAACTGCAAGGGTTTAGGCCATCAAAAGAAGGTCAACATTATTCTTTTTTGTTATAGCGTGATTTACTCTCCCCAGTTTTGGCCTCTCAAACTCCAACGGATCCAGTTTGTCATAATCTTCAACCTTAACACGCGCTTTTTTAGTTGGTACTTATTTGGCGTTAACTGCTGTAAGTGCCTGATTGTCTCCTTACCAGCACCGTAAACATTTGGCTTAGGTATTCCCATATCTTCGGCATAATGCTTCAAGGATCTTGTAGCGATAAAAACGGGTACTACGTCCAGCTCGTGCCAACCTCTTTCCATGTACTCATGTTTTACCCAAGATAACAAGTAATCATTATCTTCCTGGTATTCCTCTAACAGGCCTTTGACTGCCTGCGGTTCGATAAAATGAGTAAATGGTTTCTGGTTGATAGCTTTATAAAGGGCGTACTCTAATACCTCTTTATTGGCCAAAAAATCATTTTTTATCCAGGGCTTTTCTTTCTCACCGTTAAAGTCAGCATTGAAGGGGACAATCATAATACGCCTATACCAGCCCTTTGTCTTATTTCCACCGTTGGGGATATAGTTTCCTGAAAAGATATTAAAGAGTTTGAAGGTCGCTTCAAAAGCTGGGCGCCCCTTTGGATTGACTAGCACGGTGTCCCCACTGGTAATACTCATTAGGTCAGACGGATTTTTTAAGTATTCATTAGGTGCCTCGTCTCCAATATTGCAAACTTTACCTACTAGCGTTTCCAGGTTATGCTTTTCAGCAAACTGTGCGGGCTTCAATGCTGATACGTTACTTTCTCCTATCAGATTGATAAGGAACCGCTGAAATGTCCCTTTTCCGTTGTTACCGTCCCCGTAAAAGATAGCAAATTTATTCCGTGTATGGTTGGGGTTGATAGCCTCCAGGATAATCTGCCAAAACAATGTTACCAGCTCACTATCATTGCAAGCGATAGAGTTTAACCAATCGTCAAATGTCTTCCCCTCCCTATCGGTTGGGACCCGTTTAGGCGCGTGATAAGCTGTGCTGATTTTGCTTGTAATCACATATTTAGGGCTGAAAGGAAGTAGCTCTTTAGTCCTTAAGTCAATTATGCCATTCTGTACAGGGATAAGGTAGGCGCTCTCCAGCGGTTTCTTTATCCTTGTCAATGTCCTAACCATTAGCTTAATCTGGGGCCATTCCCTAGGCTTAATCCTCACGTCAAAAGTCTTACAAAATCGGTTAAATAGGTCATTACTAGCCGTATATATGCCCTCATCTAAATCATAGATATAGAGTAGGCTATAATCAGGTACGTTGCTTTTGCTGATAAAAGTAAAGGTGATAATTTCGCTTAGCATTTTGGCAACTGTGAAAACCTGGGGCATGGCCACCTTTTCGGTAACGTCCCCTGTACTTTCATTTATTTTGGTTTCCGTGTGTTCTTCCCGCCATTGTTCACCAGCTTGAAAGATACGGCTTTCCAATTCCTTCATTGTCCTGGGCGGTTGCTCATTTTCACGCGCCTCTAAGATTTCACTTTCCAGGCTTTTCAATTCTTCCTTTTCTATGGTTCTATCCTCTCTTTCTAAATTCTGCTCTTGCTATACTTTCAAAAGTCCTATCTAGCTCCCTCTCTGATAGGGGATTAGCCGTCACGCTGTTAGCAATCTTTGTTAATTCGTAAGCTGTTTCTATATCACAATCAACCCATTTATTAAAGAGTAGCCCCACAAAGCGTGTGAGTGCCACGTTACGCCCTCCCTCATCTCCAAAGCCATTGAAAAGCGTATCAATAACCCTCATAGTGATAGACCTCTGACCGCTTGCCCGTGGTGTGTACGTCTGTGGTTTTACTCCCTGGCCACTTGTTCGATTTTGGTTTGATTTTGGTACTGGATAATCTAGGCCATGCTCTACGATTTTTTGATAGTCTGCTGGGTCTCCTGTTGTGACTGGTAAGCTCTGGAGTTGGGACCAGGTAAGGCTAGCTAAATCAAAAGGCAATCCAATCTTATCGGCTATCTCCTTGACCACTTGTTTATAAGTAGGTTCGTCCATGGTGTCATTAGGCTTCACGACAAGGCGATAACGGGGCTTCTCGGGGGTGTGTTTAATCGTTGGATAAATAATGTAGCTGTATTCCCAAAGTGTCTGAGAAACGATTTTAGGTAGGTTGACGCCTGTTTCTATCACGTCATAGTCAAGAAAAATCAAATCGCGATAAACTAAACTAGCATTATTGCGCTTGTAACTCCCGTTTTTCTCTGCTGTGACCTTGCCACTTAGGCAGTAGAGGGCTTGTGTTCGCTTGTATTCTTCAATATCAATATCCTCAGGCGGTTTCAGAGGTTTAAACTGAGCAATATAGTCAAATGGTTCTAATTGTCCTTTGTAGGGGTACAAATAAGAGCTAAAGCCTCTTGCTTCATAAATAGCCATCTACACATTCACCCCCAAAAAGACAAGAATATCACTGACTTTATAGTAATGCTTCCTCGTATCTTCTAGTGGTGGTTGGTATCGTCTTAGACCAGCTTTTTCCCACCGTTTTAGAGTTTTGCCTTTGATATTCAATTCCTCTTTGACCTGTTCAGCCGTGATCAACCCTAAAACTCTTGGTTTAGGTTCCTGGTAGTCTTCCAAAAAGCGATTAAACGCGGTCAGGTTTTGTTCTAAGAGTTTGGCTTCATAATCTTGACTAAATAAGCCCATGTCTAACCTCCTTTGAGTAATTCCTTATAACTGGTTAAATCGGCATTCAATAAGACACTTAGGCGTTCTTGTTCCTTTTGTACTTGGTTGTAAAAGGCTTTAGCACCATCTAGTAATTCTTCTTTGTTAGCTGGGATAAAGTATCCACGATTGAATCCGTGCCTAATGCCGATAATAGGGACGTTATAGCGCGTGATTAAGCTACTGATGATACTTTGGACGGAGCGTTCTTCAAGTTTCAGTATTAAGCCAATCTCTGCTCCTGTAATGGGGTTGTCTGCTCCAACCTTGATCAGATTAAGGACACGTCTATAATTCTCTGGTAGTGTCATTCAGTTCCTCCCTAATTGTAATAATGGTTCTGTGATTGAATATAAGCCCCATAGT